ATCTTTATGCCGACTGCGCTCTTTGCGATGGGTGCGGACAATGCCGAAGCATTAGGCCGATTAAACTTAGGTAAAGTCAGATGAAATTTGCGTACGCCGATCCACCGTATTATAAACACGGTAAACGGCTTTACTCAGAGCTACATTCGGAAGCGGCCATCTGGGATCAAAAAGAAACTCATTTGAATCTGATACATCGACTTTACGAGGAATACCCTGAAGGATTTGCTTTATCTGCCAGCCCTACAGACTTAGCTTGGATACTGCCACAATACCCGGAGTTACGTGTCTGCGTATGGGCTAAGACCTTTCACCAGATATTGGCGGTTACGACTCAGTACGCCTGGGAACCTGTATTACTGCACGGTGGCCGCAAGGTGCGCACGCGTAAGCCCTTTGTACGGGACTGGATGAGTTGCACCATTGCCAAGAAAAAGGGCTATCCCGGAGCTAAACCGGAAGCATTTAATAACTGGATATTAGACTTACTAAATTACCAGCCGGGCGACACATTAGATGATTTATTCCCGGGCACTGGCGGAATGGGGGTAGCTGTTGAACTTCGCAACGCCGTCTGACCTGCGATTATGCAGAAATCTATTGACTCCTACGGTACGCTTCACACGCGCTGGGCGCGCCGCCAAGGCGGTAAGCGCGCTAGGCGCAGTGATGCTGTGGCCCGGGCTTTGTGTACAGCCAGTAATGGCGGCGACACCAGTAACAGAAACTTATAAAATCTACGCACACATTAAACTACTTAACTCTAAAGAGTTTATCTGTATAGACCGCTTATGGACCAAGGAGTCGCAATGGAATCCAAAGGCTAATAACCCTACAAGTACTGCGTATGGTATACCGCAGCTACTAAAGTTAAAAGAGAAAGACCCGTATAAACAGATTGATTTAGGTATTAAATACATTCATAAGCGTTATGGTACTGCGTGTAATGCTTGGGCCTTCTTTCGTGTTAAAGGATATTATTAATGGTCAAGAGTAGGGATCCACGTTTAACTAGAAACTACAAGAAACAGCGACTGATAGTACTGGCTAGGGATGGTTATATCTGTAACTACTGCGGTACGGAGCTCGACGATAAGAACGCAACGGTCGATCACGTTATACCGATAGCAAAGCAGGGAAACCCTATGGATCTACAGAACATGGTTAGCTGCTGTAAATCTTGTAATTCAAAGAAGGGTAGTAGATCAGAACACGTTTTTTTAGCACGCACGGCTACCCCCCCTGTTTTTCAAGGCAATACCTCCCCGATAACGGTCAGTACGGTCCATAGTGGTCCGGCTTTCGGCCAGCCCGATCAGATTTGATCTAAATGAGCAGTAAAGCTAGCCAGCGACTTGTTGGGGCGGTTGAACCTAGGCTTCATAGTCCGGTGTTAAAGGCCAAATCCCGGATTGCCGAGGTTGCGGACTTGGCTACAGCTATCGGAGTGCCATTACTCGACTGGCAGCGTTGGTGTTTGACCGATATGTTAGCCGTCGATGGTAACGAAAACTTTATACGCAAATCTATACTTCTATTAGCTGCCAGACAGAATGGAAAATCGCACATAGGCCGGATGCGCGCTATTTCGGGCCTCGTACTGTTCGGCGAAAAGAATCAGCTAATAATGAGCAGCAATCGCGGAATGGCTTTAACTAACTTTCGGGATATTGCGTATCTATTTGAAAGTAGCGATTACCTGCGCCCGATGCTGAAGCAGATTCGATTTGCTAACGGTACGGAGTCGATTGAGATACTGCCAAAGTACGGCGGTGGCCGGTTAGACGTAGTAGCCAGTACCAGGGACGGTAGCCGTGGACGTACCGCCGACTTCTTATGGATTGACGAGTTACGAGAAATAAACCCGGAAGCTTACGGCGCAGCCTTGCCTGTAACCCGGGCCAGACCAAATGCGCAAAGTTACTTTAGCTCAAATAGTGGCGATGCGTTCAGCGAAGTTCTAAATAATCTGCGCGAAAAGTGCTTAAGCCATCCACCGGAAAGTCTAGGCTTTTACGAATACTCTGCTCCCGAATTTGCAGCGGTTACCGATCGCAAAGGCTGGGCTTTAGCTAATCCAAGTTTAGGAACCCTTATAACCGAGGAATCTATTGAGGAGTCGCTAGCTGTAAATACAATCGAGGATTTTCGAACCGAGTCGCTTTGCCAGTGGATTTCTAGCTTAGCTAGTCCATGGCCTCACGGCAGCATAGAGGATACCGCCGACAAAACCCTGCAGTTAAGTCCTGGACCGCTTACGGTTATGTCGTTCGACGTTAGCCCTAGCCGGCGCGATGCGTCCTTGGTGTTAGGACAGATAACCCCTAGCGGAAAGATCGGCGTAGCGGTCTTAGAAACCTTTTACAGCCAGGTATCGGTCGATGAATTACAGGTAGCTGCAGCCATTAAGAAATGGTGCGATATCTATTTCCCTAGAGTGGTCTGTTACGACAAGTACACCACCCAGAGCATTGCGACGAGGCTAGAAAGGTCCGGCGTTGCCGTCCAGGATATTAGTGGTCAGCAATTTTATCAGGCATGCGGTGAAATGCACGAAGCGATGAGTAATAAGCGCATGGTGCATAGCGGTCAGGATATTTTGATTAATCATTTAACTAACTGCGCAGCTAAAACTAATGACAGCTCCTGGAGAATAGTAAGACGTAAATCAGCCGGGCCTGTAGATATTGCTATCGGATTAGCTATGGTAATTCACGTACTAACTGAACCACCTGCAGAGGCACAGATATACAGTTAGACACGCACTACGCAATCCCGAAATATACTTGACTATTAGAGGAAAATAGTATCTATGGGATTACTAGAAACTTTAGGCTTACGCGGTACACCGGCAACTGAGCCGACCCCTAAAATAACTGCGCAGTACGCGCCAGCCGTAATGGATACGACTTACGGCTATGGTTACTTCAATACTGGATCTAGTTCATTAGGCATTGGCGCAATTAATCGAGATGTTGCGATGATGGTACCGGCCGTATCTAGATGCCGTAACTTAATAGCCGGAGTTATTGCATCGCTCGATTTAGAGTTATACAGAAAAACTACAGGCGAGGAATTAGGTAAGCCTTTATGGTTAGATCAACCAGATTACAGGCAACCGCGAAGCGTTACGATGGCGTGGACCGTTGATAGCCTTGCTTTCTATAATTTAGCGTACTGGCGTATTGTCGAACAATATGCAGATGACGGTAGAGGTTCACGTTACGAATGGGTAGCTAATAATCGAGTTACATTTACAACTAATAAATTTGGCACGGAGATTGAGGAGTACTACATTGATGGAATCCGCGCCCCGATGTCAGGTTTAGGCTCCCTGATTACTTTCCAAGGATTAAATGGCGCAGGTATTTTGCAGGCTGGTGCCAGAACTATCCAGGCAGCTTTAGATTTAGAAAAAGCAGCAGCAGTTAGTGCAGCTACACCAATGCCGACTGGTTATATTAAAAACACCGGCGCAGATTTACCTGAGCAACAAATTAGCGGATTGTTAGCAGCCTGGAAAGCAGCTAGACAAAATAGAAGCACCGCTTATCTAACTTCTACTTTATCTTACGAACCGACTTCATTCAGCCCTAAAGATATGACCTATAATGAGTCGCAACAATTCCTTACGACTCAAATCTGCCGTCTTTTCGGCGTACCAGCGTGGATGCTGTCAGCGGATATGAATAACTCGATGACTTATCAAAATATCCTGGATTCCAGAAAAGAATTTTTAGCTTATACGTTGCAGCCTTATATTTCTGCCATAGAAAATCGCCTGTCGATGAATGATATGACGGCCAATAATAACGTGGTCCGCTTTGCCGTAGATGACACTTTCTTGCGCGCCGATGCAATGGCTAGGTTAGACGTATTAGAGAAAATGTTAAACCTTGGTTTAATTGATTTAGACGATGCTAAAGAAATGGAAGATTTAACTCCAGAAGGCCGAGAATCCGATAACAGTATCGAAATGCCTGAGGATGATGTGGAAGAAGAAACAGAATTATCGCCAGGAAATGAACTAGGAGAATAATGGAAATCGAAAATATACAGCTAACCTTTTCGAGTCAAATCGAAAGCTCAGATACCGGGCGCAGATTAATTAGCGGTGTCGTATTACCTTTTAACACCATTGGTAATACTTCAGCCGGTCCTGTAAAATTTGAAAGTGGATCGGTGGAAATACCAGATGCACGTAAAATAAAATTATTAGCTCAGCATTCACAAAATGATCCGATTGGCCGGGCGCAAGCTTTTGAAGTTACCCAAGATAGAATTTATGGCACTTTTAAAGTTAGTGCATCGCAAAAAGGTACAGATTATTTAACCTTAGCTGCCGAGGACTTAGTAAGTTCATTAAGTATCGGTGTAGACGTAGTTAAAGCTAAGAAAGATAAAGATGGGGTCCTGGTCGTATCCAGTGCCATCATGCGCGAAGTTTCTTTAGTCGAAAGCCCGGCGTATGCCGATGCCATCGTTACTAAAGTAGCTGCTAGCGAAAGCGAAACAGAACAAGAAGCAACTCCAACCGAAACAGAAAGCGAGGCTACTGTGGACAAAAATCCCGAGCCAACCGAAACAAAGGCAGAGGCAGATACTCCAATAGTAGAAGCTTCACGCCCTGTAACAGCTACACCTTATATCTCCACCTCAGTACGTTCACCAATCGATTCAATGGCGAAGTACACAGAGCATAAAATTAAAGCAGCTTTGGGATCAGATGAATCTCGTCTTTTCATTTCTGCTGCAGATGATTCATTTGCTACTAACCCAGCATTTAATCCAACACAGTACCTTTCAGAGTTTGTAACTAATACTCGATTCGGTACACCGGCAATTGATGCGTGCAGCCAAGGCACCTTGCCGACTTCTGGTATGACTATTAGCGTGCCGTCACTTGTTACTAGTGCTGGCGGTCAATCTGGTGTCGCTCCAGTAGTAACAGTAGAAGCCGAAGCTGGCGCAGTTCAAAATACCGGCATGGTCACTGAATATTTGACAGGAACTGTCAGCAAGTACAGTGGTATGAATACGCTCAGCGTCGAGCTCCTTGAGAGGTCGGATCCGAATTTTTATTCCGAGCTTACAACCCAGTTACAGAATGCATATTTAACAGCAATCGATACTGCTGTAGTCGCAGCATTAATTACCGCTGCTACCGCTGCATCAAATGAAACTGCAGACAGTACCGGAATCATTGATTACACTTCTGAGGCAGCAGCCAATATTTACAAAAATACCGGCTACTTCGCACAGAACTACATAGCTAACCCTTCTCAATACCAGGCATTACTTGGAGCGACCGACACCACGGGCAGACCAATTTATAATGCAATACAACCGATGAACGCAGCAGGACAAGTAGCACCTACGTCTATTCGTGGTAACGTGTTAGGACTTGATCTATACGTAGATAAGAACTTCGCAGCTACTACATTTGATGATGGCTCCGCGTTAATCCTTGCGCCAGAGGCGTTTACCGTATACCGCTCACCTCAGGCTTACATGAGCGTGAACGTGGTATCAAATCTGCAAGTACAAGTAGCGATCTACGGCTTTATGGCAACAATCGCCAAAATGCCTGGTGGTATCTATAAGTACATGAAGGCTTAATAAAAGCATAAGTAATCTGTAGGGTTTAGTAGCCCTTAACCCTACAGAGCTATTAAAGATAGGAGTACAGAGATGCCGGCTAGTTACGTTACGATGCAGGAGCTTCGTGATAATTTAGGTATTGGCACTCTGTACTCTAACGCCGATGTAGAAAGCGTCTGCCAAACAGCAGAGGATCTACTTAATCAATATTTATGGTTCGATACCGCGCCAGTAGTGGCAGCGATGGTTCAAGATAACGTGGCGACACTTTTATTAGCTAATCCCGGTATCTTTGTAACTGGTCAAAGCGTAACTATTGCTGCGTCTGGTGCAACCTACAATGGAACTTATACTTTAACTGGGACAGTGCCTTGGAGTACTGGGACTTCTAATTCCATCCCTGCCTTGTGGTGGAATTGGGCGTGGACCAATTACCCTAACGGTTATTCATTTATCCAATACGCCAAGGTTACTGCTAATCAAGCTTTCCATCGTGTCCTTCCATACGGTACCGCGACCGGGCCAGATACGAAAACAGCCAGCTACGCAACTACCCCAGCCATCCGTCAGGCTGCAATGGTATTAGCCGTAGATATTTGGCAGGCCCGGCAAACCGCTCAGAGTTCACCTAATGGAATCGATGGCTATACACCATCGCCTTATAAAATGGGCTTTCAATTGATTAACAGGGTACGCGGACTTATTCAACCGTACGCTAATCCTTCAGCGTTAGTCGGCTAATTATGCCACCTAAAGCGATCACTACACTTCGAACCACAATAGCTAATGACCTAGCTAATCCGGGCGTATGGTCTACCTTCGCTTACCCGGCTCCTAATTTATTGGCTAATAGTGTTTCGATCATTCCGGCCGATCCATACATAACTCCAACCAATAATGATTACAGTACGATCGCGCCTTTAGCTAACTTTAATATTTTAATAGCTGTACCTGCATTCGATAACCAGGGGAACCTAGCAGGTATAGAGGATTTCATAGTCGCGGTCTTTACCAAGATCGCTAATTCTAGCCTGGTCCTTAATGTTGGCACCGTATCTGCACCTAGCATTTTAGATGCTGCGAGCGGTCCGCTGCTGACCTGCCAAATTACAATTTCAACCCTAACTACTTGGAGCTAAAATGTCAGACGAATACGATATAAACCATAACAACTTTCTGGCCAGAATTGGACAGATAAAAGAAACACCAAAACCAAAGGCTGCGCCAACCGCAGAGAAAGAGGAATAACAAAATGGCCGTAATGCTTAACTCGAGCGTTGGCGTTAAAATCGCGACTGTAGATATTAGCGACCACGTATCAAGCGCAACACTTACACAAACCTTCGATGAACTCGAAGTCAGCACACTTGGAGATTTATCTCATAAATTTACAAAGGGTCTGGAATCTAGCACCCTGTCGCTGGACTTTTTTAACGACTTCGCAGCTTCACAAATTACTACATTACTGCAGACTAATTACGGTACTACAGTAACTGCAGTATTGATTCCGGTAAAAGGTACGGCTGTAAGCGCAACTAATCCGCTATACACCGTATCGATCCTTATTAATAATCTAACACCTATTAACGGTGATGTAGCTAGTATTAATAACTCCAGTATTACCTTTACCTGCAACTCAACCGTTGCATACTCAACTACAGGAACCTTCTAAGGAGCAATAATGGCAAAGCTAAAGATAACAAGGGCTAACGGCGAAGTTACCGAACACAAGATTACGCCGGGTGTCGAATATGCTTTTGAGATAAAGTGGCAGGCTGGTATTAGCAAAATGCTGCGCGATCACGAACAACAGACCCATATATATTGGCTGGCTTGGGAATGTTTACGCAGGGCCAATATCACCGTGCCACTTTTCGGCCCAGAGTTCATAGATACTTTGGAAACCGTAGAGGTGTTAGATGACGAAAAAAAATAACTGGGCGTGATTCACTAACTTTCAGTATCGCTGCGCTAAGCGTCGAAACTGGGATCGCGCCCAAGGAGTTTTTAGAAATGGACCCGGAGATGTTTGCAGCCATTATCCAGGTACTAAGAGATAGAGCTAAGGAGATCAAAAATGCCAGTAGACGTAACAGGCGTTAGAGAACTTGTAGCAGCTATGAAAAACGTAAACCCAGAATTGAATAAACAAATGCAAAAAACTATTAGAGATGCGATGATACCAATACGCGATAAGGCTAGAGGCTTTTTACCTAATAACGATCAAGTATTATCTGGGTGGAATAAAATAAACGTAACAGCCGAACAAAAATACAGGGCCTTTCCATTCTATGATCAGGATTTAGCCAGGAATGGTGTTTACTTTTCTGCAGGTCAAAGCAAACGTAATGCTTCTGGCTTTTCTTTTACGCACTTTGTAGCTAATAAATCTGCGTCCGGTGCAATATTTGAAACGGCTGGGCGTAAAAATCCAGGCGGATCCATTGATTCTAAAAGTTTAAAGCCAAGAGCCGGAATTGATTTCATAACTTCGGCTCAAAATATTAGTCCATTAAAAGGAGCCGGCAAGCAGCGAGGCCGGGCTATTTATCGGGCTTGGAATGAGGATCAAGGTAAAGTCTATCCGGCTGTAGTTAAAGCCGTAGAAATAACCGCGTCAAAGTTTAATCAGGGTCAGTTAAGTAAGGCTGCATAATGGCAAAACCTCCTAATTTAGTAGTCGCAGCCTTAGCTACCTGGAACGGCAAGGCATTACAAAAAGGCCAAAAACAGGTTTCAGCATTTGATAAAACTGTTAGAGGATTAGGAAAAACCTTTGCTAGCGTCTTTGGTACTTATCAAATATTGGCATTTTCTAAAAAGGCTATTAACGCATTTGCAGCCGATGAAAAGGCAGCTAAGTCTTTAGCGGTTCAATTACAAAATACCGGTAACGCCTTTAGAGTTAATGAAGTAGAAAATTATATTTTTAACCTTCAGCAGTTATACGGTGTCCTAGATGACGAACTTAGGCCGGCTTTTCAAACTTTATTAAACGCTACTAATTCAGTTACTTTAAGCCAGAAAGCATTAGAAACCGCTTTAAACGTTTCGGCAGGTACTGGCAAAGATTTAAGTACCGTGGTGGCAGCTATCGCCAAAGGGGCTTCAGGCAGTACAACTGCTATCGCCAGATTAGGTACCGGCTTAGATAAAACTACAATTGCCACCGGCGACATGAATAAAATCATGGCTGCGCTGGATCAAAAATTTAAAGGCCAGGCATTAGCTAGGTTAGATACCTACGCTGGAAAAATGGATTTACTAAGGGTAAATGCTGCTAACGCTACAGAGATTATTGGTAAGGGTCTAATAGATGCTTTAAGTATTTTGGGTAAAGATAATTCTATAAATCAGGCTGCAAATTCTATGAATGGATTTGCCACCGCCATCGCTAACACTACTAAAGGTATGGCTGAACTGATTGCAGAAGTTAAGAAAATAATTGATAGCGACGTAGGCAAGTTTTTATTAGGTATAGCTGCCTTATTAACCTTGGGCCGTAAGACTTTAATAGCAGGTACGGCTGGAATCATTGCTTATGATATAGGCAAATCTGGCACTCAGAAAAATGTCGGAGGATATTCTGGCATTCCCGATTTACGTGTAACTAGAGATTTAACTAAGGCTCGTAAAGAAGAATATAAAATCATAGCTGCAAAAAACGCTATTGAAAATAAAAATTTAGAAGAGTTAAAAAAGAAATTTGATATTGAACGGATAGGCTTAACAGCTGCGTTAAATAGCGCAACTGATGAAGAAACTAAATTACGCATCAGGGCGCAATTAGCCATTTTAGATAATAACGAAGCCTTAGCTAAAAAAATATTAGCTGAACTTGAAGCAACCGACGCTTTAAGAAAATTAGCCGAACAGGCCAGATTAGCTGGAATGTCTTTAGAGGATTTTGCTTTATTTAAAGTTAAAACTTTAAATACCAAAATTGATGATTATTTACAAAATACTGCGTTAGAAATGGTCCGGGCCTTAAACGCTCAAATTGCTGCTTTCATAGCTGCTTTAAGTAGGATAAAAACAACAGGTGGCGGTGGCGGTGACGGTGGTACTGCAACTTTTGATTATGCTTTAGCAGAAATTAAAGCAAAAAATGAACAGATAAAAGCTTTTGAATATAATTATGGATTAGAAAGTACCAGAGAATTAAATTCTCGTATAAGTGATTTTTTAACTCGTACTAATTCAAATTCAACTAATGCCAATATTAATTTAACAATAGACACGGCTCAAACTGGAGATCGATTTGCTCAATTAATAGCTGAAAGTATCCAGGTAGCTACTAAATCCGGAATCTCTTATGGTATAGCTGGCGGTCTATGATGGCAGTTCCTACCGTAAACGCAGTTATTAATTTCAGTACCGGACCTAGCTTTGCTCAGGCGATGATTTTGGACCAAGGCATATTGGGTACTAACGTATTAGCTGATTCGGCAGCCGTGATCGTAGACGTATCAAATCAAATTAACCGGATTGAAACTAAACGCGGACGTAACGCTTTAATCGACGAATTCCAGACCGGCACCTTAACCCTGCGTATTGTTGATCAGAATGGGGACTTTAATCCCCAGAACCCAGCCAGTCCTTATTACGAACTTTTAACTCCTATGAAAAAGGTTCAAATTACAGCTACATACCTGGGCGTTACCTACCCTATATTTTCGGGGTTCATAACCAGTTACGTAACCACGTACCCTAAAGAAGCTGAGGACGTTGCCTATACGACTATACAGGCCGTAGATGCCTTTAGATTGGCCTATAACGCACAAATCAGCACAGTTACAGGTACAAGTGCCGGACAATTATCTGGGGCGCGTATAAACGCCATATTAAACGAAATCGACTGGCCTACCAGTATGCGCGACGTAGACGCTGGGCTGACCACGTTACAAGCAGACCCTGGGACTAACCGCACGGCTTTACAAGCACTTACTACCGTAGCCCAGTCCGAATACGGCGCGGTCTATGTAGACGCGTATGGATCCTTTGTATTTCAGGATCGAAACGTTACAGCTAGCTCTATTGGATTAACGCCTACGGTATTCGCCGACGACGGCACCGGAATCCCTTATATGGACGCTGCCTGGACCCTTAATGACGTATTGATTTTTAACAAGGCAACCATTACGCGAGCTGGCGGTTCAGCCCAGGTAGCCACTAATCAGGCTTCAATTGATAAATATTTCTTACACTCGTATTTTTTAAATGAATTACTTATGCAAACCGACGCGGTGGCCTTAGATTATGCCCAAGCTTATGTCGCCAGTCGGGCTGAAACTTCTATCCGCTGTGATGCCATAGTTTTAGACTTATACACCCCTAACTATAATGCTGGAATTATTGCAGCCTTAGACCTTGATTTCTTTGATCCAATTACCGTAATAACTACACAGCCAGGCGGATCAACCCTGGAAAAGACTCTGCAGATTTTCGGCGTAGCAATGGCCATAACGCCGACTAGCTTCAAGACCACTTTCACGACGCTCGAGCCAGTCATCGACGCGCTGATTTTGGATAACAACATATACGGCCGACTCGACTACAATGTACTTAGCTATTAAGGAGCAATTATGGCAGCAGGTTTAGGTTTCAAGACCTTTACGACTGGCGAAGTTTTAACCGCCGGCGACGTAAACGGTTATTTAATGCAGGGCATTTTAGTATTTGCCAGTACGGCAGCTAGAGATGCATCTATTACTGCACCACAAGAAGGACAATTTGCATTTACGAAAGACACCAATGGCTTGTGGTATTACGATGGAGCAGCCTGGGTCGCATCAGGTGCTACCGGCGATATTGAAGGCGTAACTGCTGGAGTCGGTATTTCAGGTGGTGGTACTTCCGGGACCGTAACAATTACAAACTCAATGGCTACAGCAATCGACGCTAAAGGCGATTTAGTACCAGGCACAGGAGCAGATACTTTTGCCAGGCTTGCAGTCGGTGCTAACGACACAGTCCTTACTGCAGACTCAAGTACAGCCACTGGATTAAAATGGGCTGCTCCTGCTAGTGGTTCAACATTTGTTGGTGTTGCAGTAACAAATTCAGGTCATTTGAACATCGCAAGTGCCACAACAACAACTGTAACTTTTAATTCTGAATTTTACGATACTGATGGGTTTCACAGCACATCAACAAACACAGACAGATTAACTGTTCCTTCAGGTAAAGCAGGAAAATATCTTGTTGTTTTTCAAACTCAATGGCAAGCAAATGATAGTGGAGCATCAGTTTTCAAATATGTTTATATTCAAAAAAATGGAGATTTAGTTGCTAGAGTTCAAACTCAAGGCACTTCCGCTTCTGGAATACAGCAAGTTTTTCAAACAAGTGCCATTGTAGATTTAGCCGTTGGAGATTACATAAATTCTACTGTTTATACTAGTTCATCTAATAACGCAGATTTATATTTTGCCACAACAACACCATATTACAGCTACTTATCAATGGCATATTTAGGAGCATAAAATGATAAAATTCGATAAGCCAATAAATTTAAATGGTTTGCAACTAAGACAAGAATTAAAAGATGCTGGCGTTTTGATTACTGATGAGCCAAATGCTTTGTTTATTGATGGTAATGATAATTTTTGGTTAGCTATTGATAAAAAAGACGAATCAAAAGCAAAATCAATTGTTGATGCTCATATTGGTTTAGATAATTTTGTTGCCGAATCTCAAGCAAAAGCACAGGCAAAGGCTGATTTGTTGGTTAAATTAGGCATAACTGAGGACGAAGCAAAGTTACTGCTTAGCTAATGATTTTAACAAGTCATAACGGCTGGCGCGCCTCGAAAGACCCGGACGAAATAGCTATCAAAAGTTACACCGTACCTGGGACAAAGACTAAACTGCGCTGCGCCGAGGCCGTTGCACCATTATTGATTCGCTTTGCTGCTGAGTTTCACGAATTAATCGAACCAATCGATGAAGGGGCCGTTGATGATTGGGGCTACGCATTTAGGCAGATCCGTGGATCAACAGACAAGTTAAGCAATCATGCGTCCGGCACGGCCATAGACCTGAACGCACCTAAACACGCGCTTGGGTTAGTCGGTACCTTTCCACCAGAGAAAGTACCAATGATCCGGGCCTTAGCTAAAAAGTATGGGCTGAGATGGGGCGGTGATTACGTAAACAGAAAAGATGAAATGCACTTTGAAATAGATATAACACCTGCAAAGGCTGCAGCGTTAATAGTGAAATTAGGTTTAAATGAAAACTAGCCAAGTAACGGTAACTACTACTCCGGTTTTATTAGTAGCTGCCGATCCACACGATCAAACCGTATCTTTACACGCTGCCAGCGGTGCCTGCTTTATAGGAAACGCCAGCGTTACAAGTACAACAGGTTTTAAATTAGATAACCAAGACAAGGTAACCTTACCCTTAGGGGCTTATGAGGCTTTATACGGTGTTACTGCATCGGGAACCGATACGGTATACGTATACGCCGAAGTTAATTAAGGAGAAAAATGCAAACAAAGCAGATGTTTCTATCCTGGCTAAGGGCTGCGCTCGCCTCTGCTGGCGCGCTATTTCTAGCTGGTACGACAGACCCTAAGGCTTTGGGTTATGCAGCTTTATCCGGGTTTATTGGCCCGGTCCTAAAGTGGCTAGATCCAAGTGCGGTCGAGTTCGGCCGTAAGAAGTAACCGTGGACTCGTCGGACTGGGCTGCTCTGTCGGTAGCTGTAATTACAATTATAGGCTCCTTCGTCGGCTCAGTTCGATGGTTAGTAAAGCACTACCTGGTAGAACTACGAGAAAATTCCGGATCTAGTATAAAAGACCAAGTTACACGTCTAGAGGCCCGGGTCGAAATCCTTTACGAAATGATGCTACAGCGCGATAAATAAGCCGTACCGCGTGTCTGTCCTTGCCTCTTGTCGGTAGTAGGGCTTACCCTTTTAGAGTCGGTAACGACGGTTTACCGGCGGTAAGGGCTAAATATGGACGTAGTAGATTGGATCATCCTCGGCATTTTGACGGTGATAATAGCTAGTTACACTTATAGCTTAGGGTACAAAGATGGACGGCGCGAGGCGCACCTACAGGCTTCTAAGTGGCGTAAGCAGGTAAACAATGCCGATCGTTAAAGCACAGCCGGGCCGTTATTGCGATATGTGTAAGGCGCAATGGGGCAAGGTAAAGAACGAATGGCACGAAAAAGCTAAAACCCAGGCCGTGGTGGTCTGCGTATCTGAAACACACTTGGGCCAAACGAACGAAAGGGCCTATTGCGATGAACACCGGACCGAACTATCAACCTGGCACGATGGGACTATTTGGTCCTTGGCAGACCAGATGGAATACGGCCGTAAAGTAATCGCCGATATCAAAGCTAGAAAAGAAGCTAGAGAAGCAGAAGAGGCGGTTAAACGTGTTTAATTTAAATGATTATGAAGATGTGGCTACGCGTATTAAAAGGGTCCATGACAATTATCCGATGGCCCGGTTTAATATACGCGAGCTAAAGATCGACCATCAAGCCGGTTACTGCTACGTGGTAACTGAGGTTTATCGGGACGCTAACGATGCCAATCCAGCAGCTGTAGACGTTGCATACGAGGCTAGAAGCGACCGTGGCGTAAACCGTGATTTCTGGGTAGAGAACTGCGTAACCTCTAGCTACGGTAGATCTGCCGGGCTTTTACTTGGCGTAGATAAAAGGCCAACTAAACAAGATATGGAAAAGGCCCAGGCAAAAATGGCAGAACCTATAAAGTCGGACTATAAACCCGGTTCAAAAGAAGTTAAGCCGGTAGGTCAAACCTTGGAGCAAATTAAAGATCAACTTGGGGCTGAGGAAATAGAAAAGGCTCCTATATGCAACCATGGAGTAATGGCTTTGAAAAAGGGATCGAAGAACGGTCGGGATTATTACGGCTATACCTGCATCATGGGTAAGACCAGTGGATGCGACAGTATCTGGTACAAGATAGATGCTAACGGTAGATGGCAACCGCCTAAAAAGCCGGCGTTTAGTGTTACACCTACTAACGCTGACGTAGACGATATGCTGTTAGGACTAACCTGATGGGATACGTCGAAATCATAAAAGACGGCCTATTGGTGCGAATGGTGGATGGCGAAGTAACTAGCGTTACTCCGACGGCGTGGTGCGACAAATGCAACAACCAACAAGATCCGCTCGGCGGTATTGGTATCGAGGACCTAGACAAGCAGGTAGTGCTATGGATTTGCGCCAAGTGTCGGAACGAGTAAGGGTCGTACTCGACTATGCGCAAGAAGTCGAAGCGCACACAGTCGGATTCCATCGGGTAACCGATATTAACGCCGTAGCTAATCATGCAGCTAGGCACAATAAGAATCTAAATATGCACGAGTACATAGCTGAGATGGCAGAGTCCGTCGGAGCCGAGATGGTAGTCGCGCAATATTTGGGTTTTAAGAACTTTAAACCTACGCTTAACACTTTCAAAAATGAAGCGGACGTAGGGACGCGGTTCGAGGTCAAATGGACCAAGTACAAGGACGGCCACTTAGCTATTGGTGAAACCGATAGGCAGCAGGACGTGGCCATACTTGTAGTCGGTAAAAGCCCGGTTTATGAAATAGCCGGATGGATACCAGTGCAAATGGCCCGAAAGCCTAAATATCTACATCAGGCTTACGGCTGCCATTGGATACCGCAGAATAATTTATTTCCGATCCAAGACATAAGGAATAGCATTTATGGAACTGATTAAATTTACCTGCCGGGTCTGCAAAGAGTCCGTGATGGCCAAGATTATATTGGATTTTACCGAACTGTTACCGCCTGGGTTGAAGTGCGTTGAATGCCTAGGCTGTGGCACCTTAGGAGTGGAGTTGATACCTGATGGAGTTTGATTTAGGACTAGAGATAGCTGATGACGACGTACCAAAGACCACTGACGATTACTATACGCCAGCCTGGATATTCGCTGGCTTGGGTCTAAAGTTCGACACTGACCCGGCCTCGCCGATTGGTGGATGCCCTTGGATCCCGGTTAAAAAGTACTACACAATCGTAGACAATGGATTAGTCCAGGATTGGGTAGGTAGGGTCTGGATGAATCCACCGTACAGCAAAACTACACCTTGGGTTAATAAGTTCATAGAGCACGGTAACGGCGTGATGCTATGTCAAATAGCTAAGGCCAAGTGGTTTAACACTATCTGGGATCAATGCGATGGAATGGTACCGCTGCCGTCCCGAATGATGTTTAGAACGCCGGCCGGTGGTGAAGCCGGAATCTTTATGCCGACTGCGCTCTTTGCGATGGGTGCGGACAATGCCGAAGCATTAGGCCGATTAAACTTAGGTAAAGTCAGATGAAATTTGCGTACGCCGATCCACCGTATTATAAACACGGTA